GTGCCCGGAAGCAGCGTCGCCACGCTCGTCGCGCCGATGGGAATGCCAAGACTGCCGTCGACCGTCAGGCCGGGATATGTGTTCAATGCCATGAGTTACTCCTTACGTTTGCCGCGCGATAGCGCGATGGCTTGCTCAGGCGTTTTACCGCTTAATCGATGTTTGATATACCAACCTTGACGAGTTGGCGATGCTAGGTCCCAGAGTTGACGTGCTTCGCGACGTAGCTCATTCGCACGGCGTGTATACTCCTGCGCTTTGGCGAGCGGCGTATTTGCGTCCATCCCATTGCGCTTCGTTGCCCAACGTTTGTATTGCTGCGCCGGCTTCGCGCCGTGATGCACGGAGCCGTCGGTATCAATGCGCAGCGCGTCCACCGCTCTCCCGCCTTCCAACGGGAGGAGCAGTCCGTAATACTTTGGCGTACGCAGGCCGCGCCGCGGATCGTCTTCGACAGGATGCGGGTCATGCACAAACTCGCCGTCTTTGGCTACGCAAGCATGAAGTCCGCCGCGCGGCGAAATGCCTTCAACGGTCGAATAGCCGACCGGCTTAGGTTCAAGCGGTACGCGCCGATACTTGAGTCCGCGCCGCGCGAGGTACGCGTCTACGCGGTCCCAGTAGCGGTCATCGCCGCCGAACTCCGGCAACTGACGTTCGTCAAGTATCGACGCCAGCGCAGCGGCGAAGCAGTTGCCGTTGTCGCCGATCCGCGTCTGCGTCTGTGGGATCACCGCTCTTTGTCCTCTGGCTTTTGTTCCGTGCACACTTTGGAAAAGTCGAGTACTGCGCCTTTGCCGACTTCGACGACTTCCATATCATCGTCCTCTTCCCACTTGTACCGCGCGTCACGCTCATCTGCTGACATATTCAAGCTCCACAATTCCGTTTTTGTCGATACCGGTTAACTTAAACATGGATCCGCGCGGCAGCAATACTTCCGTTTCACCTGGGTGCAAACTCATGCTCTCCACGTCGAGCGCGCGCGAACCTTTCGGCACGAAGATTTTGCACTTCGCACCGCACCATGCGTTATCAAACGTCTTCGCCGTCGATATATAACCGTTGTCGATGACCACAGTACCGATAGTCGGATTTGGTCCAAAGAACTTTTCCGCCGCGTGGCCTACGCCGCGATAGACATGCGTGTCTTTTGTAATTTTTGCTTTTGACAACGCCGCATCGAGTTGCGCCGCCAACGTAGCCTGCGCGGCATCCATCGGCCGGCCATTGCGAAGGTTCTTGTTAAGCTCCTTGTATGATCCGTCGGTGTATGCTTTAACGGCGTTGAGCATCGCTGGACTCAACTGCTCGTCTAGCTTAGTAAATTGTTCGTTGGCTTTGGCCTTTTTGTACTTTGCGTCCTTCGCGGCTTGCGCATCCGCCGATGGCAGTACGACATCTTTATAGCCACCTGGAGGCGCTGGCTTGCTCGCATCGAACTTGCCGACCATATAGACAGTCAACCCTTGCTTCTCCAACGCGTCGTAAAGGTCGGTGGAATTGTCCACACCGTCAGGCACGCCTGATAGCTTGATGAACTGCTTGACGCCGAAAGCGTCGGCGGCCGACACGTATACGGTTTTGTTGGTTGCGGCTTCGGCTTTCTTTGTGTAAGCCTCGACGACAGTAGACGGCACGGGTTTGAAAGCAGCCGTATCGATGGCGGCGGAGTTGGCGGCGATGCCAGCTTTCTTCTTCGCTGCTGCTTTCTGCCCTTCCGGCGTCGCTTGCTTGGCCTTCATTTTGTACCAAGCAATACAGGCGGGAGAAGTCTTGCCGCCGAACTTGGCTTGTGCGGCCTGCGCGATTTGTGAGTTGCTCCACTTGTTTTCGCCTATGAGCTGTTTAGCGAAACCGGCGATCGTCTTCTCCTGTATGTTAGCTGCATGTTCCATGCCTTTCGGCATCGAAGGCTTTACAGCACCGCCAGAACCTTTGCCGAACTTGCCGTCGGGCGCGCGAGGATGCTCGGCTTCTTTGAACTCTGCTGCGTCTGCTACCGACGTTGCTTCATCGAGCGGATCGAATCCGAGCATTTCAACCACGCTACGCGGCGTCACAGGCAATTGCGCGTCGTCGTCCGGTGTCGTATCTTTATCGGCTTTGCGCCAATCGACGGGCGCGCCGCTGCCGCATCGAGAATCGAAACCAAGGTCAAGCATACGCCGCCCTCCATTGCGCAAACACCTGCGGCGCGATATAACTTTGCAACGCGACGGTCGGCGTGTTGCCCAACTTAGCAGAAATAACCTTGGCCACTTCTAACACCTGTTTCTTGTATGTCTTTTCATCCTTAGGCGCAGGCATGGACGATACCAACTTATGTGCGGTAGACGTGGCTAGGTGCGTGCGCAAATCTTTCGTTTTGTAGCCGCCGTGGTCGAGTTCACCGTGCATGGTAGACAGCAGGCTAGAACTGGTTACGCCATCGAATACGCGGCCGTTCGTTCCTGCTTTAGCGGCACGCGCTTTCAACATCGCAGCCAGCGATTTATTTTCGACCGGCAAGTCTATCGCCACGCCTTTCTTACCGATGAACTTTAACCGCACGTCACCACCATCGATAATGACATGACGGCCTTCGAGCGTTGATGCGCCATACGCCTTGACTTTCGCGCCTGTGTCCTCTTCGCCACCAGGACGAATGCCCATCTCTCTGATAAGCGTGATGCAGTCACCGTGCGCACGCACACCCGGTTCTTTCGACTTGCGCATTTCGGCGAGTTGTCCATCGATCATCGGCATGTCTTTTTCAAGCGATGCGATTCGCTCAAACTTCAATGCTGCTTGCGTGTCGGTGAATCGTTTGCTGTAAATGGACTGCGCCCGGCCTTTTGCGTCTTTGCCCACAGCCTGCACCGACGCGTCTGGATTGTCCGCGACTTTTACGTCGGTCCAAGCAGGCGGCACTTTCAATGCTTTGATATGCTCAGGCCACTCTTCGCGCGATGCGTACGACTTCAGCGCGCTACTACCACCAGAACCTTTGCCAAATTTTCCATCGTCCTTGCGCGGATGTTCTGACTCTTTGAACTCTGCGTCAAGCACTTTGTGCAGCGCGCGCCTGCGCGACTCGCGTGCATCCCACACGGCATCGAGCGCCGCGTGAAGTTCCGCGCGCGTCGTCATTTACTCACTCCTCCGACCGGTTTCGAGTGGTCACCGCTCTTCAGCCACGTTTTCAGTTCATCGATTTGCATTGGCGTCACGTCCATATACACAAGATGAGCGCGATCATGGCCGGCGGCAAAAGCGCGCTGCGCCGCGTCCATCGACGCATAACCGAGAAATACCTTGTGCTCGTCGAAATTCTTGCGCGGCGGCAACTGACGCTGATCGAATACATAGGCCCAAGTGGATTCCGGCTCCGGACCGAGAGCGAAGTCCATTGAATCGCCATCCGCGCCGTCTATGCCTTTGATGTATCCGTAGTGGTAGGGCAACGGACGACCGTGGCGCTCTTCGCCTTTGCGAGTCTCGATGACAAGCGGCAGGCCGTGAACGGTAAGCTCGCCGCGCGACGGGCCGTCGGCGTCGTGCGCGGTGGTGCGCAGCGCCGCATCGCGGTTCAGCACCCATCGTTGTGCCGCTTCAAATTTATAGAATTTTTTGTACTGCACATTTGGCATTAACGATTCAGCCGCCGCGTAAAAGTTAGCGATAAAGTCGAATCCTTCTTTTGTCACTGAACCCACAGCGACGCCAGCCGCATTTCGCACTTTTACAGGCACTTGCATTTCGGCGTCGTGCACCTCAGCCACCGGCGCTACATCGTCGGGATCGCGCAGCAAGCCGTCGTCGTCATAGTCTGCGGCCTTTGCCTCGTCGTCTTCGTTGTCTTCATTCTCCGGTTTCTGCGGCGCGCCTTTGCCCTCAGCGAGTTTGTCGGTCTCCTTCAGAGCGGCCGTGGGCGAACCGGCCGGGTCGAGCGTCTTGCCGCCCTCTTCACCGAACAGGCCTTCGCCAAGCTCGCCTTCTGCCTGCACTTCGTCTTTCAACTTTTCTAGCGCTTCGTCCGTAATGCTGCCGCCGAACCCGGTCGTGGCTGCAGACTTCTTGACTTCGGTGCCGCCTTGCCGCGGCGTCATGATGCCGGTATTGATGCAAACGGTAACCGCGTCCACGGTGTTCTTCGCCAGTTCCGCCTTCTCTTGCTCAGTCAGCACGCGGATGCTTGGGAAGTCAAGATCCATATCGTCCGGCACTTCACCGAGCTCGCTGACCATGATTACCGGGTACAGCTTCTCGAGTGCCGGGCGCAGCGACGTATTGCCTTCCGTCGCGACGGTCTTCTCATAGATGCGCTCGTCGCCGTCGCCGGCCTGGCCCAAGCCGTTCAGCGTGCGGCCCCAAAGCAGACTGACAGGCATCTTGGCGGCGCCTGCAAGTTGAAGTTGGAAAGCTTGAATGAGCTCATAGAGCCCGCTGAAGCTATAGTCGATCTTGCTCAGCTCGCCGTCCTTCGGCAAAAGCACGAGGGATTGATTCGAGAGCATTTCGTTCACAGCGCCCATGCGCTGCGCGAACGCCTGATTAGCGCCCTGCGGCCCGCCAAGTCCGGACAACAGCGAAGCCAAGTCCGGCATGCGCATGCCGATGATCTGCGCACGATAACTCAGACTAAGCGCGTTGTAGCTCACGTTGTCGTAGCTAACAATGGATTGCATTACCGGCGCGAGCACGCTCATGCCCCAACCGCTATATGCCGAGCGCTCCGGCTCAGGCATCATGGGACCGGTAAAGCGAATGATGCGGCTTGAATGCACGCGGAACGAAGCGCCGTCCTTGCCGTGGCACTCATAGTACTCAGGCAGGCCGAAGTTAAGCGGACGGTCGATGTCGCTGCATACTTCGCTAGACGGCGTGATGCCGCTCCAGCGGTCGAACACCGTCAGGCCTTTGTAGCTGTTGAGCTCTACTTCATCAAGGTCAAGCGGCTCGTCGAGCTTCTTCTCGTGTCCCTTGATAACGATGAGCGCGCCAGCGCCACCGAACAAACGGCCCATGGTCAGGCCTTCGAGCACTTGGTTCTTGGTGTTCGTCTTGCGAATGATGCGGTCGATCTTTGCCGTATCTTCTGGGTCCGTGTCGCCGAGCACCGTGGGCCACGTCTTGACAATATCCTGCGCTGGAGCTTCGACGATGCGCCGAGCAACCCAGCTAACCTCGAACATCGACATGACGGCCCAGTAATTAAGTGACCAGCGTTCGATGTTGTATTGAGTGCCGTTCTCTAAGCTCGTCGTGCCGAAGCCGGTGCGCGCGGCTGGGTTAGAAAAAAAGTCGGCGATGCGCGCGAGCTCTATGCCGCGGCCTTGAATGCCAAGATCGCGTTCGGCGAAATTAGGCTTAACGCGCGAGCGCTTTTTCATTGTCGTTTTTACAGCCACGCGCTCGCCTCCTTAATCGATACCGAGTTCAGTGTCTTTCGGTTCAAGCCAGATTACTCGTTCTTCGGTAAACAGCGTCGGTTGCACGCGCCCGTCTTTGTCCTGAAGAAACGCCCACAACCCACGCACGTCGGAATCAAGCACCATGGCGAGTATTTCCGTGTCTATTTCAAACGCGCCTAGCACGATGGTGTCGCCGAGTCGTGCCTCAATGCGGCGGCGCGGCGTTCTCACAGGTTTGAACTGCTGCGTAAGACGCCGCATTGTCGGTCTCCTTGCTAAGCGGTTGGCGACGTGGGCAAAAGAACATCGCCGTTGTTCGGATCAATCGCAACAAAGGTATCCAACTGTCCATATTCAAGAGACGCCGTAACTTGCACGTCTGACGAGGATAGCCAGTCGCCATTTTCTGGCGCCAAGTACGCCGTGAATCGAACCCCTGAATTGACGCCCACGAAAGCTACGGTACAATTGCACGCCGACTCATGTGGCCGCGCCATGATCAGGCGGCCGATAATCTCATGTTTCACGTTGTACCCGCGCCCACGAACTAAGTCTCCAACTTTTGCTTCTCTTCCGTTCTTGTAATGCATTATCGGCTCCTGTCAAGTTGGTCAAGCGTAGGTTTCGGATGTACGCGGTGGCCGCAGTCGACGACTATGCGCGTTCTGTCGAGCGTAGAACGCAGCGCCGCGCGCACAGCCGAAGCGGCGGGAGAGAAGTACTCCAACGCCGCCGCCTCGACTTCTTTGTCGCTGTTATACAGCACGCTAAAGTTAGCCATGCAATGTTACTGCTGCACGTAGCTAAGTACGCCGGTCTGCGTACCGGTGCCGCCATTGACGATGCACAATGCATTGCCGGCGGGCGCGGTGACGATTGCGCCGCCCCAGCCCATCGTGATTTGCGTATTCGCCGCGCCGCCCATCGCGCCGGTAAGCGCCGTGGTGCCGGAGGCGCAGCTGGCTACGGTACTATACTCGAACACCGCAGTTGCGGTGGTGGCCGATACGGAGAAGGTGGCCTGGCAAACGTAAACGGCCTTGCCCGCGCTTGCCGCAACCAACTGCGTAGTGCCTGCGCCGCTCGTGTTGATAACGACCGATGAAGTGGCCGCCGACGGATTCTTGCATGGGTCGCCGGCGCCGCTGACATTTGCAAGCACTTCGGTCTGCGTCGGGCTGAAGCTGACGCTGATAAGTCCGGCCGTAGGATATGTCGAAGAGCACGCATAAGTCGCGGTATAACTGTCACCGGTCGGCGCAATGGTCGGAACGATGTAGAACTGCTGCGCGCCGGTCGCCGGCGTGAAGCTCGTAGTGCTGATGGCGGAAGTCGCGACGGTCGCATTGTTCTGCTGATACTTCAATACGATGGTGCAACCGGACGGCGAGCCGGTAACGCCGCTCTCGGTAATGTTGAGAGTGCCGGCGCCAGAGAAGTTGGGAAGCCGCACATTGCCGCTGACGACGGTCGCGGTGGCTACGGAGCCGGTAAAGAAGCTGATGCCTGCATTGGCGGTATACGTCTGGGCAAAGATTGTAGAAGGCAGCGCCAGTGCTACGAGGGCCGCCAGCGTGGTAAGCAATTTCTTCATAACGCTGCATTCTCCTTTGGTGTGTTTTCAGTTAAGTTCGGCGCGCACAGCAAATCGATGTACGCGGTAAGTTCTTGGAGCTTGTTCATTACGACGCGGCTGGCAGGTGCCTTGCGCGGCGAATCGAGAACGACGGCATTGAGCTTGTCAAGCTTACGCAGCGCACAGGCCGCGCGTTGACGAATGTAACAGGGACGCGCGCTCACTGCGCCGCGGCTTTCAATTCTTTGAAACGCCGTGCGACGTTCGGCAGTTGCTTTGCAGCTTCCGTCTTATCGTCAAGCGCCATGACACGCAGCTTCGTGAACTCGGTACTAAGCGCTACGGCCTTCATCGCCAATTCAAACGTCGTCATGCTGTGACTTCCTCCTCGATTTTGTACTTCGCAAATTGTTTCTTGAATGCCTGCAGCGTCATCATGTGAGTGGCGCCATGACTGTAGACTTTGTGCGGCCAGTTAACGTCGCCGAGCGTAAGCAGCGGTTCAGGATAGCAGCGGTCGTTCGGCGAATCGCCTGCATTGTAGTGGCCGAGCGTTGAATGGATACCGGCCAGCGCTTCAGGCGAAGGAGGATCGTCCCAGAACACAATCACGTCTTCCATGATGTCGTGGCTGTGACGAACGCGCGCATCCTTCGACGTACGCCATACGTAGCACGGAATGCTAAGGTCTTCGGCACGCGCCTGCGTAAGCGCGGACGACGCCTTCTGCGACTCGGTCCGCGCAATCAGCCGCACGCGGCTACGCAGCAACTCGGGGAACCTGGTCCGCATCATCTTGGCGATGGTGGCCGGCCGCGCGCCTTGCTGCGTAGCCTTCGCAATCTCTTGCGTAAGCTTCGTGGCTTGAACCAATGGAAGCGAGTGAATGTACTCGGCATTGTCTTTCACAAGTTGCCTCACTCGCCGCCCGGTCGCGCCTTGCAGTTCCTGCCGCAGCAGTTTGTAAAGCTTCGCGCTGCGCATGTGCTTCGCCGCGGCTTGGCGCCATGTCTTCATGTTGACGGCGCTTACGGCTTGTACCATTTTGCGCGCCAGCCAGTTCGACGCTTCGTGAATGTCGGCTTGCTGGCTGCGCGCCGCGATTTCGGCCAACCATTGCTCAGGCGTTTTATCGGCGAGCTTCGGCGGCAGAACGCGTTTGGTTATTTTGGCGATGCCGGCTTCATAATCGTGAATGAGGCGCTTCGGTATACCGCCGAGCGGTGGGAGTTTGGTTGACACGATGAACTACTTCGCCCTCGCGCCATCAAGCACTGCGTCGAGTGCGCGGTGCAACGCGGCGCGGTCGGTGGCGGGCTTCTTCATGCTTTCTTGCGGAGCCATGGCAATGTTTTGTGGGCCGAACTCATGTTCGGCCTTGATGGTGGCGGTGCGAACGTTGGGTGCTTCAATCTCGTGCCTATTCCCGGTTTTGGTTATGACGTAATATACAGGCATCACTTCACCCCTTTCGCAATCGCCGACACGTACTCGGCGCTTAACCAGATGTACCGCCATCCCATTTCATGCAGCAACGGGTCGGGCTTCACTTTAGCGACCGCGCCATGCGCCAAGCGCAAGAACCCAGCGTCAGAGCCTTCGACCGGCGCTCCGGCGTGTCGCAGTTTCCTGAGCAACAATTGGTTGAACTCGTGCGGCGTGCCGTGCTTGGCGACGTGCAATCCAAGTTCTTGCGCGCTGAGCCAGACGGCGATGGGCTTATCGCAACGGTCGTGTTCGATGGCGGCAAGCGATTCTGCCTGCGTCGCCTCGCGGTCTTCTTTCACACGGTCTGCGTAGCGGTCTGGAATTTTGATTTCCGCCGCGCGCTTCAAATCCGTGATGCCGATAATTTGCGTGTCGTCGCGCTTGTTAGTTGGCACGTGCAACCTCCATCAAAGTAATGCCTTCGACAACCGATGAAACTTCTTCGGCGTTCCAACTCCACAGCACTTTGTCGTCGGCGTCAAGAAATTCCCACCGGCCGTTGATTGACTCGCATGGACGGTGAAAATCGACGGCGCGAACGATGTGCCGCACGCCGTCATGCAATGTTACTCTGAAGTTTCGCATTTGGCTCCGATGTAAAAAGAAGGCGGTCGGTGTCTCTCAGGTTCCAACCGCCCAGGAGGAACTCAGAATGTCTTTCGCGCAGGCTGGTATGTTTCAAGATCGTAGTCCTGCGGCGGCAGATGCTGCGCGCGGTACCAGGCGAGAAGAACGGCGAGCAACGTAGCGAAGCCGTAAGACCCCGCGCCATCCGTGGCGCGTTCGTCTTTCGCGTACGACCGTAAGGCCGTACGAAGCGCGTCGGACGCCGCAGAGCGGTCCCGGACGCTGCGGCGGAGCACTGTGGCGTCGCTCGCGGGCGGGTTATGAAGCGGATGTCGCTTACCGTTACCGCATAACCTGCACGCACCCGCTGCGTAGTAATTTTGAAACGTATGAGGCTTTTCCGGATCTTGTACGTCCTTCGCCCTCGCGCCAACCTTAAACGCCACCATCAACCTCCCGTTCCGTACACGCGCCACGCCGGTACCTTGCCGTGAAGGCCGTAGCGCACCATGTCGCATTCGTCGTCTTCTTGTTTCTTCGGCTCTTCTTCGCCGCGCTTGGCGGCTTTGTCGTCCCAAGCGTAAGTAGGAATGCGCTTGTAAGTACGCGGCGCGCCGGTCTTGGATATACGGAAAGCCCGCTTGGCCAGCATGGTGCTGACGGTATGAATGCCTTCGTTGACGGCGTTGTCCGCATCGACGACCCAAAAGCCGCGCATGAGGAGCTCAGCGCGCAGCGATGCGGCCTCCGGAGGCAGGCGAACCTCGCAGCCTTTCGCGCCGAATGTTTCGAGCATGTCTGCATATTGACCGTCTGTCAACTGTTTACGTTCCGCGCGCGAATCCCAGCATTGTTCGCGCGTCAGCCAGATTATGCGGCCGTCATCGTAGAACTCGCCGTGTGCCTGTACGTGGTCGACGCCGGGATCGACCGCGTACCAATGATCGATGTGGCCGGCATAACCGCCGGGGCTGAGAAGCCCGAGCGGCGGCTCGTCGAACGTGTTTAGCTTGTCGTCCCAACTGTCACGGTATATCGAGCCCTCGGCGACGACCCAGAGCCCGTCGATATAGCGCAGCCTGTATACGCCGGACTGCGAAGCGACGATATCGGACTTTGCTTCGTCGCTGAGGTTTGGATTGTCGGCAAGCGTGAAGTGAATGACTTCAAGCCGGCTTGCGAAGTCCGGCGAATCGATGACTTCCGATTTGAGATAGCAGTAAGGATTGCCTGGGTTCGTGGTGCCGAGGAATCGCGCGCCATCCGGAGACATGCGCATCCACACTTGCGCAAGAAACGATTTCGGAAATTCTACAATCTCGTCGCCAATGAATACGCCGATGGTAGAACCGAGGATTTTCTTATACGATGCTTCGTCCTTCGCGCCCACCACGAAGTATTGCTTGCCGTAGAGCCAGAGCTCGCCGGTCTGCATGTTGTAGCTGTAAGCGTCGCGGCCGACGATGGCGAACAGGTCGAGAAGCATGTTGCGCATCACGGAGTCTTTGCTCACTCCGGCGATGAACCGCTTGCCAGGCACTTCGTACTGCGAATACTGTACGATGACCTTTGCGTCTGCCATGAACGTCTTGCTGCTGCGGACGCTGCCCTCTGCGATGGTGTACTTCTTGTCGTGCTTCGGATGACGCGTGATGAACGCGTGCGCCTTGCGTCCGAACGGCTTCATGATCGGTTCAATGGGCTGCACCGCGGCGCTCATTCCTTCGGCCCAGCATTCAGCGCCGCGAACAAAGCATTAAGTTGTTCGTTCGGCGCGTCGCCGCCAGGCTGCGCGTGATGGCCGTGTTTCTTCGGCATCAAGTGCGAGAGCGTCCATTGGCGCGTCGCGATGCGCAGCTTGCGATGTTCAAGCATGTCGTACTTTTTAACTTCGGTCGTCGTTTGCAGTTCGCCGGTCACCGGGTTGATCGATTCGCGCGTCGTGATTATTTCGCCGATCTGCGGCTCGTCGGCAATGCGCTGGTTCTCTTCTTCAAAGCGCGCAACCATGAGTTGCTTGGCGTTCTTGTACAACGTAGAAAATGGGTGCTTCGGGTCACCAATCCATTTGAACATCGTAACGTCGCTCGGCATGCCGTCCATTTCGGCGATCTTCATAATGGATATACCGGCGACCAGTAGATCATATATCCGCGCGCCAAGCTCTTCGGTGTATGCCGTGAATGGGTACAGAAGCGGCGGCCGCGATGCTTGAGCCACGGCCGCGCGCGCGGCAATTGCTAGGTGTACTTCTTCGCTCGCGGCCCGCTTCTTTGCGTGCACCACCGCAAGCTTTTCAGCTTTGGTGCTTTGCTTACCAATTCTCTTGGAAGGTTTCCATTGGCGCGCTCCCGCGGCGGACGCTGGCGCGCCTCGCTTCTTGGCGGGTGCCATGTAGACTCCTTATGGATTAAGCGCGCATGCGCAGGTTGAATGAGTTCCTGCGCATGCGGCG